AAACGTTTGTATTGTGCTTGCTGCACAACTTTAAAAACATAGCAGCCCTTCAGTGCATAACAATCATAACACACAGAGCCCGGAACCTTCTGGAGCTTGCCGCCTGTTTTGCACTCCTTAGCTGGTAAACCGTAAGCCCATCCCGGCATCTTAGAAGGTTTGCTCAGGCTTCCTGTAATCTGTAGTGCATCTCTAACTTTCATATCTCCTATATAATCCTTTAATCTTTCTATGTCAAGCCGCTTGTGGCTTGGCGTTGCGGAAAACTCTAAAGAGTGTACTTGTCCAACGCCAGGTCACTTGTTGCTTGGTCAAGCCGACCCTTTCGTTTGTTACATAGGCGACTTATTAATGTGCCAGCCTTCTTGACCCCAGGTCCTTTTCGCCTCTATAGTTAAGCTAGTATATGAAAAGGACCAGGGCTCAAGTTTTATTAATATATACACTTGACAATCACTTGTCAATAGGATAATCCTATTATTAACAGAAAGGTATATATGGCAAAAACAATGACAAAATATCAACTCGACCACTTCAAGTCGAAGGTGCGAAGAAACTTTGACCCTTTAATTGAAGAACAAGAGTTGTTAGTGAAACAATATAGAGCCGACGCAACCTCACAGATAGTGGGCAGGTTAGCCAAGAAAATGGGTGCTGATAAAATCTTAAATGAGTTCAAGAAGGCAGAAGCTCAACTGAAGGTGGTACAAGATAAAGCTCGAACCTTCTTCAAGAAAAAAGCTAACAAAGATAAGGAGCTCAATTATCATTTTAGAAATAAAGAAGATAAACTAGCACTTGAAGATTGCGAAGAGCAACTGAAGGATTGGGCGCGTGATCTGGTTGATAGAGAAATCAGACGTAGACCTGAAGGCCTGAAGCTCAAACAACTTGAGGACTTGAAACAAAAAGCGATTGATACAGTTATGGAAAGCGGAACGCCTGAACAGTTAATCCAGTCTCTTGATGCTACAACCAAGAAAATAGGTATAACGTGGATTGTGGATACTTCTAAAATAAAACAAATACAAAGTAATTAATACTTGACTTGGTATCCTATTTATAGTAGGATACCAAGTAACAGAAAGGATAAATATGGGATTTACATTTTGGATAGTGATGTTGATAATTGTTCACATTGGGTTTCTATTTATGGTGCCGTGGGAATGATTAAACTAGGGACAAGAGGCATAATTAGTTATTACGCCAAGAAGTATGGCAAGTTTATAACTAGGGATTTTAAATGGGACAATAAGTGTGTGTTTAGTGATACACATATAATTTATTTTGATGTATCTGCGAAAGGATACAGACGAGCAAACAGACCGATTAAAATGTCGGAATATACAGTGCAATGAGTGTAGAGATGTTTGATTATATATTAATGGGCACAGTCGCAATAGTATTTGCGTGGTATTATTTATGGCCTTGACATATAATCTATAATGGGATAATATAGGACTATGAATACATTAATGATAGTAGGACTGGTGATATGTGGAGCAGGTGCATTGTTATGGATAGTAAGTACAGCAATGATAGCACACTACGACCAGAAGTTAGAAGCACTAGACAGGAAACTACGAAAGGACGAAAGATGGCGGAACGAAAAATAAAAAGAGTTAACCCATTTTCTGGACAATCAGAAATGTTAACAGATGAAGAAGCAGTATTACACGACAGTGTAAAACAGGCAGAGCAAACAGGCGACTGGAATAAAATGCAAAAAGATTTAGATAAATTTAGTAGGTTAAATCCTAAAGCATATATGACTTTATTAGACTAACGCTAAACCCTAGGCCCCCTGCGGGGGCCTAGGGGTCCCAATACATTTCTAAAATAGTTTTTTATTTATAATATTAATTTGTATATAGACAAAAGGGGTCCCAAAACACACACTATATTGCTTGATTTAGAGATACATAGCCTGTAAATTCATTATGGGTTCCAAAATTAACCTGTAAAAATTTTGCAGAAAATTTTTTTGAAATGAAAATAGATCTAGAAAAGATAAAGAAATTACCACCAGACGTTCGTAAGGAGTTTATGAAAACCTTCTTACAGCTACAAGAGAAGAAAAAGATAGACAAGATTAAATCAGACTTCCTATCGTTTGTAAAACATATGTGGCCAGATTTTATTGAAGGCTACCACCATAAAATTATTGCAGAAAAATTTAACCAAATGGCAAACGGTGAGATCAAAAGACTAATTGTGAATATGCCACCAAGACATACTAAGTCTGAGTTCGCCAGTTCCCTGCTGCCAGCTTGGATGATCGGGAATAATCCAAAACTAAAAATTATACAAACCACCCACACCGGAGAACTAGCTATTCGGTTCGGGCGTAAAGCTAAAACTTTAATCGACTCACAAGAGTATCAAGAGGTATTTAAAACAAGGCTCAGGGAAGATTCGCAAGCTGCAGGTAAATGGGAAACAGCACAAGGCGGCGAGTATTTCGCATCAGGGGTCGGGGGTGCTATTACAGGTCGAGGCGCAGATTTATTAATCATCGACGATCCACACTCGGAGCAAGACGCAATGAACAGGCAAGCATTAGAGCGAGCCTACGAATGGTATACATCAGGACCACGACAACGTTTGCAACCGGGTGGACGAATCGTTTGTGTGATGACAAGATGGAATACAAAAGATCTAACCGGTATGTTAATGCAATCACAAAAAACATCTAAAGCAGATCAATGGCACGTAGTTGAGTTTCCTGCCATTATGCCATCAGGTAAACCGGTCTGGCCAGAGTATTGGAAGTTACCTGAGTTAGAAGGTGTAAAAGCATCACTATCCGTTGGTAAATGGAATGCACAGTGGATGCAAAACCCAACATCAGAAGAAGGTGCGATTATCAAAAGAGAATGGTGGCAGCCTTGGGAGAAAGATTATCTACCACCACTAAAGCACGTGATACAATCTTATGATACTGCGTTTATGAAAAAACAAACGGCAGACTTTTCTGCCATCACGACCTGGGGTGTGTTTCAGGATAACGAAGATACACCACATCAGTTAATATTATTAGATGCCTATAAAGATAGATTAGAGTTTCCAGAACTTAGAAGACTTGCAAAAGAGCAATATGATTACTGGCAACCAGAAACTGTGTTGGTTGAAGCTAAAGCATCTGGTTTGCCTTTGACTCACGAATTAAGATCAATGGGTATACCGGTTGTCAATTACACGCCGTCTAAAGGTAATGATAAGCATACAAGAGTAAATTCTATTGCACCTTTGTTTGAATCTGGTATGATATGGGCTCCTACACACGAAAAGTTTGCACAAGAGGTGATTGAGGAGTGTGCAGCATTTCCGTATGGAGATCACGACGACTTGGTTGACTCAATGACACAAGCCGTTATGCGCTTTAGACAGGGAGGTTTTATAGCTCACCCTGAAGATTACGAGGATGAAAAGCTACCTCCTAAAAAATACAGTTACTATTGGTAAATTATGTTAAAATTATTAATTAGATTATTTGGAAAAGATTACGTTAACAGAGCCATTGGCACAAGAACGAACGTAAGTAAACCTATTCAGTTAGATCAAAACAGTCCTTTCAAACTTTATTCAGATGACGCTTACGATAATCCAAAAGCAAGACAACTGATTGAAGATAAGATTGCAGAGTACGGTCCTTTCGCATTATCAAATAAAAATGCATCTGAAGTTGCTAACTTTGAGATGAACGCTAGAAGATTAGTCGAGGCTAAAAATAGAGCGGCTGGTGTTACAGATAGATTAAAAGAAATTAAAACAGCAAAACCAAAACCTGAAGCTGATGTCATTGATATTGGTACAAAGAAAAAAGTTGATGAACAAGGACTTGGATCTTTGAGAGATGACTTTGGTTTACCAGAAGGCGTTGATCCAAAAAGTGAAAGAGGAAAACTTATGCAAGAACTACAACGTACAACAGCAGGTTCAAAAAAAGCTGAGTCGTTAGCAAAACAAGCTGTAGAAACTATGTTTGGTCCTTTAGGAAGAGGCGCACAGAAGGATGTAATGCAGGAAGGTAGAAGAAGAGCTGTTGTTAGACAGATTATGATTAAAGATAAAAGAATAGGTCTAACTGATAAAGAATTAGAGGACCTACAGTTTTCCAATGATCTACAACCAGGCACAGACGCTAAAGATCCACTAGAGCTTTTTGATAAATACTATACAAGAAACAATACTAAGTTTGATGCACTTGATAATATTATAGATGGATCAAGAACTCCTGAAGAAGCTGCAGAAGAATTTATGAAAGAGTTTGATGGTTTTGATATTGTAGCTCCAGCTAAACCTAAACCTGCATCTTTAGAAAATGAGGTTGATGAACTCGACGAGTTTTTAGATGACACTCCAAGAGATGACAAAGCTAAAGGTGGCCTAGCAGATATATTAGGAGTCTAATGAAAATCCACGAATACAATGAGATGATGGCTCACTTAACTAGACGTCGTCCGATGTCTAATGGTGGTCTTACTAACATTGAAGATATAATATCAAAAGCGTTTGAAAAAATTTTAAAACAAAAGGGAAAAATTAGTATTTCAGATCTTACAAAAGATACTGGATATTCTAAGCCAACTATTTATAAATATTTAAGTGAAAATCAAAAATCTAAATTAATAAGCCAACCTTCTCCGTTTAAAGATAGAATTGCAAAAGGCGTAAATAAAATTATTGATGATGTCAGTAGAAGTAAAAAACCATTAATAGAAGCATCTCCAAATAAAATTTTTGAAAAAATATATGGAAAAAAGTTTAATATAAAAACGGATAACATAAGTGTTATAAGAAATATTTTAAACGAAAACCCTAATTGGCCTAAAATTAGAGATGCAGTTACAAATACCTCAACTAGAGTTGGGGCTGGAAACAAAGCATTTGAAAAAATAAAATTTAAAGAATTTGATAAAGCTCTTGCTGAAGCTATTAAAAAAAGAGGAATACCTAGGGCTGGAACAGTTGAGGAATTTATTTTAAGAGATTTAAAAAGGCACATAGATCAAGGAGGTAAAAAATTTAAATTTGCAAAAAATAATACTTTTGACAAAGGGTTTAAAGGATTAAAAATAAAAGATGTAAAAAAAGGAGATACAATAGATTTTGAGTCTATTAAGAAAAACGATCCTAGGTTTAAAGAATATAAAAATGTTTTTAACGAAATTAAAAAATTAAAACTTACACCTTATACAAACCCTATTACGAAAAAAGAAAGCACATTATTAGAGGGATTACAACAAGCTACTGGCGTTGAAGCACCTTTAAATATTCAACACAATAAAGGTGTTGTAAATGATCCTTTAAAAAATTTATCAATCCAAACTTATAAAGCAAACATAGGAGCTAAAATGGTAGAGACTCCTGAACAAGCTCAAAAATTAGGTGTTCAAACTACAGTTAAAGGTGGAAAAAAAGTTGTTGGTCCAAAACTATCTTTTGAAAATCAAGTTGATAGATTGACAAAATTTTCTGATAGAATGATTAAAGGCGGTGGTTTAAGAACTATTAAAACACCAACAGAAACTTTAGGTAGAGGCACAACACTTGGTTCTACGATGATTCAACCAGAGTTAGCAAACTTGGATACCCCTGCCGCTAGAAACTTGTTTAGTAGTGCAGGTAAAATAGCTCTTGGCGAATTAGGTTTTGCAGGACCATCTGTTGTTCTTGACACGTATGCAGGACTAACGCCATCTGAGATGGCACTTAACGTTGCAACGTTTGGTTTTGGAACACCGATAAAAGACTCAGTACAAAAAAGAAAATATATAGCTGATGCAGGTTTTGGTTCTGATTATTCTTCTGCTTTAACTAAAAGAAGAAATTTAAAAACAGCACCTGAAGATGCTGTGGGTCAACTGACAGACAGAGAAAAACAAGCAATATTTTTAGCCAACGCATTTGATGCAGGTCTAGATTTACAAAGAGCAGAACGAGCTGCAGATTATCAACAAAGACAACAAAGTCAGTTAAAAAGAGGAGAGCTTGAAATACCAGACTATACAGAAGTGCCAGAGG